GTACAAACGTGTTAGAGAGACAACGGGCAGGCCAAGAAAAACAAAGGAGAAGGGATGAATTACCGAGAAATAACGAGGTTTTCGGGTGTTCCATTGGGTGAGTTAATTGACCAGATGAAGGATATCGAAGACAAACTGGAAAATCTGGGAGAGGTGCATCGGATTCTGTACCGGTCGATCATGGAGGAGATGGAGGAGCAGGGCGCAACGATTGCCAGGTCTGAAACGAACGTGGCGAAACTGACGCCACGGGTTACGTATGACTCGACGATCCTTGCAAAACTCAGGGAGATCACGGACCCAGAGGACCTAATTGGAGTCTACAAACCTGAGCATGAGGAAGTGCGGCGGGTTCCTGAGAAGTGGAACATGTCGAAGGGCAGGAAGCTACTAAAACTCGGCCACGAGCATCAGGCGATTATAGACGATGCCAAGCAATTCGGCTTGCCAGGGCTGACGGTCTACAAGCGGGAGACATCCAAGGAGGCTTTGAGTGGATAACATTAAGACGCAGGTTAAAATTAAAGCTGTTGAGGCCGATAACCAGAAGCGTTCAAAAATAGACGCTGAGATACCGGCCTTCGAGAGCAGTTACGATATCCGGTTCATTACATGGTGGACCAGTCAGGGCCAACCGCCGAATGTGGGTGATGTAGGAGTGGCCGAGATGAAACCTGTCAGCCGTCAGCCGTATTTTATAAAAAAAGGCGTCTTGGAGGAGGGTGAACCAGACGGCACTGAGAAGCTGTATCAGTTGTACTGGGACATGGTGTCATTTACGCCTAACAGCGCAACAAACGGACAATCTACACATAAACCCACGGGAACGGATAAAACGTCCGTCTCCGAGGCTTCTGGGGCGGTTTTCTTGGATGCTAACGAGCGTTACAGGATAGACAATCTGATGAAGAATGCCCGTGACGCTCTTTGGATGACGATCAACCACGGGGCAACCGGCGAACGTGGCGGTAACTTATATTCGGACATGGATTCGGTTGTCAAGGAGTCGCTAGTCGTCAGGAAGGAACTGGACAAGGTTTTGGGGAGTTACCTCGGCAAGCCGGCTGAACCTCTACCGGATATCAGGAACTCCGACGATCTTGCGGCGTTTACCAAGCAACAGGGTTGGACGAAATCGCAGATTATCCAGGCGTTGAATGACGAAGGATTCAAGGATTCTCAGGAGTTTTTGGCGGTCGATGGACATACGGTCATGGGGTTGGCCGTGCTACTGGTTGAATCTCTTGGGGTATAAAATCTGCACGCAGTGCGGCGGCACTAGTTATAACCAACCATGCTACCCAGGTGGTGGCGAGATGCCGCACTGGTACAGTTTCAAGGATGAACTCAGGGACTCGCTGTCCGCTCTTGTCGAGCGGGTGGCGGTCCTAGAACGTGGCGATAGGCCCCACTATCAGCCACTATCGGAGAAGAAGGTGGAACAGAAGAGAGGAGGGACACCGCTAGGATGACAAGCGAATACACGCAACAATTGACGGTTCCCGAAATGGAGAATTACGGGAACGATTACGTTCTGAGATGGCGTGAGGGCGTGACAGTTTCTCTGGTCGGAGTGGATGAGGACCGACACGGAGACGTCAAGGCCGAGATTGAGGTAGAGGACACGGCAGAGCTTGAACCATTCCTGTACGGGCCAGTCAGGAATACGCTGAACGGTCCGCTCCAAAGCTGCCTGAAAGACCTGAGAGATACGTCTACGGCACGAACCGACTGGAAACAAAGATTGACGCAGGTCAAGAAGATGGTTCTCCCACATTTCAGGGCCGGCGAACCAGTCAAGGCCCTGGGGACGTTACAGCCACCGGAGACGCAAAGAGAGGTCCTGCACGGAATAGTATGGGAGGAACTGCCCACGTTGGTCTACGGGCCTGGAGGGATAGGTAAATCGATAATTGCACTGAACCTAATGTCGGCCCTGCACACTGGGCGGGAGGTGGCAGGGTTAAAGGCTCACCAGGGGAATTGCCTGTACCTGGACTGGGAGACCTCTGAGAAGCAAACGTGGTGGAGAAATCGTGAGATTCTACAGGCCTATGGCGAGGAGATCGGGGATTGGCCTGACCCTGCACGTCCTGAGTCTGACAGAACGCACATGTTGTTCTACCGGTTCATGTCCGGTCCACTCGCCAACGACGTCAAATACCTCCAGAAGATGGTTCGACAACTTGGGATACGGACGGTCTGTATAGACTCGGCGGGTCCTGCCTGCGGCGGCGAACCTGAGAATGCGGCGGCTACCTTGTCATTCTTCAAGGCATTACGCCAGATCGGGGACGCTGAAACACCGTTGCAATCTATCATCCTGGCCCACGTTACCCATGAGGGCAGAAAATCTGGAAAATCTTCGCCCTTCGGCTCAGTCTACTGGATAAATATACCTCGTAACGTGTTTGAATTGCAGAGCAGTCAACGTGACGGGGCCAACCATTCAGACTTTGCGCTGCACCATCGGAAGTCCAACACGGGGCCGATCCGTGAGGCTGTCGGGATGCGGTTGACATGGAACGAAGGATGTACCGTTGAGTTCTTAGACATCCACAAAAATGCTGAACTGGTGGGTGGGCTTTCCATGCCTAAACAGGCAAAGGTTCACATTGATAAACTTGGACCTTTGAGCCTTGAGGAACTGGCCGAGAAGATTAATCCGACGTCGGTGCGGAGTCTATCGGCTAGCCTGTCAGGGGATGATAATTTTGTGAGTAGTAACGGCAAATGGGACTACGTGGAGCCGCTTGGGGTTGACGAGGGATCAAAGCAGGAAGAAACGATTACGTTCTGAAGTGGGAAGTTATCTTATAGGAACCAGGAGGCTTGAAAATGCTTGAGATGCAGCAAGGGATGTTCGGTAACGATGTTCCTGCCTGGAAGGCCACGCCGCCTTTCGGGCGGGTGGTCGCAGAACGGCTCTGGTGGTTGTGGGAGAACGGCGACAACCAGATCGTTGCAGACGATGACGCAGAGATGATGATTCAGTACTGGACGGAGTTTGAGGGGCTTGCCCAGGCCCTGGGTGTGGACGGTTTGCGGAAATTCCATAAGTGGTTCACTCAACACAACCCAACTCCTGCGGAGAACCTGCGTAGAACCAGGCAATGGGAAACATCAGAAAAAACCCCAGGCGGTCCGTATATAACGCAATCGCCAGAGGTTAAGCGAAAGCGGGAGGCGAAGGAACGGGCGATCAGGGCAGCTATGGCGCAGGAGTAATCAATGCCTAATGTTACATCTTAACATCGCAATGTTAAGGATTAACATCAAGAAAGAAAGGAGGAATGAACGTGGAAAATGGAGTGACTCGGCCTCGGAGGTTGCTTTCAGTGAATGAGACTATGGACCTTCTAGGAATTTCAAGGACCAAATTATATCAAATGTTGGATTCTCATGAGATACCGTCGTTTCGGATTGGGCATTTACGGAAAATCCCAGAAGATGGGTTGATTGAATATCAAAACTCTCAACTGGCCTTGGAAGATGGGAAGCTTAGCTCTTAAGAGTTCTTAAGAGTAAGAGTATTATTATCTACCCCCCCTAAGGGGGGTAGAGATAATAATAAGAAAAGAAAGGAGGTTAACTTGGATTCTATGACGATTGAGTTCCAACCGAACTCCGGTCTCAGTAAGAATGGCCTGGGGCGTTCGCATTGGCGAACTACCAGTGCCAACAAAGTACAGGCTAGGGAGGATGCTTTCATTCTAGGAAGAATAGAAATGGAGGGTGGGTGGGTTACGCCGGCCACCTGCAATGTTGAGGTTAAACAATACTGGTGCGGCAAACCGTACGACTGGGACGGTCTGGCGACACTCACAGGTCCGGTGATCGATGGGTTGGTGGATGCGGGAGTACTACCGGAAGACGACAGTCCTCGGCACATACTACAATATTCAATGTCTGCTGAACGTGTGGAGCATCGGTCGGACAGCAAGGTAGCCGTCACAGTTGTCAGAATCGGCGCATAGGAGATCAGCGATGCAGATCAGAGATAGAATTAAGGAACTGCGGAGGGTGCAGGCATCGGAGCTATTGCCGAACCCGAAGAACTGGCGCACTCATCCTGTGGCGCAGCAGGACGCCCTTAGAGGCGTGTTAGCTGATGTCGGGTACGCTGACGCACTAATTGCCAGGGAAACGCCTGACGGGTTAATGTTGGTGGACGGCCATCTCAGGGCAGAGACCACGCCAGACTCCGAGGTCCCTGTTCTGGTGTTGGATATCAACGAAGCGGAAGCCGACTTGATGTTGGCGACCCTCGACCCTTTGGCGGCTATGGCGGGGCAGGACGAGGAACGGTTGACCGAGTTACTGGCGACGGTAGCATCTGATAATGATACTGTTAATGCTCTGCTCCAGACTCTGGCGAACGGGTATGAGCCACTCACGATCTCTGAGCCGCCGAGCCTGGGGCCGGAGTTAGACGAGCAGATAGCCGACGGGGTAGCACTCTGCGAATGTGAGGTATGTGGGCATGAGCATCACAAGCAAGCCTGATCCGGCAATCGTTAGTTTGTTCGCCGGCTGCGGTGGCTCGTCTCTGGGATATAAGCAGGCGGGGTACGATGTCAGGCTAGCGGTTGAATGGGACAAGGGGGCGGCTGACGTCTACCGCAGGAACTTCCCCGAGACGAACATATCCGAGGGCGATATCGCTGACCTGACAGCGGAGGAAGCCTTGAGGGTCACGGCCCTGGAGCCAGGAGAGCTAGACGTCTTGGACGGGTCGCCGCCTTGTCAGGGCTTCTCAACGGCAGGTCGCCGGAAGTTCTCGGATACCCGAAACCGACTGTTCGAGGAGTACGTGCGAATGGTCGAGGTGTTCAAGCCGAAGATGCTGGTCATGGAGAACGTCAGCGGTCTACGCAAGGGCAAGATGAAACTGATATTCGCTGAGATGACCAGGGCATTGAAGGATGCCGGATACAAGGTCTCCTGTCGGGAACTGAACGCCTGGTGGTATGGCGTCCCGCAAGACCGCCGTCGTTTGATTTGGATCGGAGTCCGAGAGGACTTGGCGGCAGAGCCAGGACATCCAGAGCCGACCGTCACAGTCCCAGTATCAGCGGGTCGTGCATTGGGTGCGGCTGATGTGCAATTGGAGCGGGCATGGGGGGAACGTCAAAGACCTTTCGACCCTCTCAAGTCAAAGATTGCGCCAACATTGGGGTCTATGAGGAGGTCGAGGATAAGACCCAGGAACCCAGACTTTGAGAATAAGTGGAAGGACGGGAGCGGCATCGGCCCTGCTTTGATGGCGGACCGACCGCCATCATTAACAGACGGGGAGTCCGTTCGATATCTGACTATCGAGGAGTCCAAGGTTCTCCAAGGGTTCCCAGAGTGGTTCGATATACGGGAGAAGGAATACAAGTTCCTGGGCAATAGCGTATGCCCTCCGATGGCTGAAGCTATTGGGCGGCATCTTATGACTTTGCAGGTGAAGGTCTGATGCCAAAGCGCAAGCAGCCAGGACTTAACCCGACCAAGGGCATGCGGGTGGTAGCGGAGGAGCGACGCTACAAGATGCTAGAGCTAACCAAGGCCGGCGCAACGGAGAGACAGATCGCCGAGACACTTGGCGTTGATAAGGCACTGGTCCACAGGGACGTTGCCAGGATCATGGGCGAACTGGCGCAGAAGTATTCCGGTGTGGCCGACGAGGTGCGGGGACTGCAAATGGAACGCTATTCCACTCTGCTCGGCAGGTGGTGGCCCGTCGCTCTGACGGGTGACGAGGCGGCTACCAAGATGGTGCTACAGATAATGCACAGGATCAGCGAGATCAACGGCGTGATTCCAGACAAGCCCCTGATAACCATCGACCAACGATCTATCCAATTGACTCAGGGCGAGGTTACATTCTCAATAGAGGCAGCTAGTGCAAGCTATAACGGCAACGGCTCCGAGGGTGATATATCGCAGACCGAGGCTCTACCCGAAGCAACAG